TCTTTTGTCTTTTCGATTTTCTCGTCAGTTTCAATTTCTTCTATTAGAACCATTTGTTTATATACCTTACATAAAATTTTACCTTTAATTATTTTATTTAAAAAATTAAAAATATTAAAAAATGGTTTAAGGGGATTACCTTAAGAATTTTACAAAACTCTCTATTGACTATATGTAGGGGTCTAAAGGCGTTTTTTACCTATCTTTTTATCGATTTCAATAGTCAATATGGTCTCATCGGGGGCATCTTTACTTTTTTTACTTTTTTTTACCTTTTTTATTTTTTCTATTTTTACCTCTTCCACTATAGGTTCAGGTTCAATCAGTTCAATAGGTTCGGCTTGTTTAAATTCCTCGATGATTTCTTCAATGACGGGTTTCTTTTCCAATTCACCCAATCGCCCATCCAGTAAGTCCATAATTATTTTCTTACTTTCTTTAGCCGTCTTAGGCTTCTGCTTTTTTTCCTTTACCTTTTCGGCTTCATCGGGTTGATTGTTCTTCTCGATAATCGGTTCTATCTTAGGTTCCTTTTTCTTTCTTTCCTTCTTAACCTTAACGGGTTTAACTTCTTCAATAACTTCGGTCAATGGTTCGTTAAGTTCTTCCTTGATAGTTTTTTTATATTCCTTTTTTCTTAAATAATATTCCTTCGCTTTCTGTCGCTTATATAATAAAAAATCGGGGTCTTTTTCCTTTCTCATTTGATAATAAACCTTTCGTTGTAGATTTACTTTTTCTTTATTTGTATGTCTATATTTTTGAGTAGCACGTTTTTGAGCTTCAGTGTAGCTTGAATATTTAATCCCAGTATCAGTCATATCGTCAATGATTATATATATACAGTAATCCTTATTCTATTTTAATATTTTAACATCACATTCAATTCTTTCACCTTTAAAGCCATCGAACCCTCCTCCCATATCTTCAGTCGAAATACTATCAATAGGCTTATATACATCAATAGTATTTCTCTTTTCGGGGTCTTGACTTCTAAAGAAATGTTTTAATACAAATTCGTTTTTCTTAAAATCCACAGACTTGTTCAGGTCATCGAACATTTCCATAAAATCGCTTACATCGGTATAAAAATCAGTAGTCCTATACTTAGACGCATTAATATAATGAGCCATAGCCAGACAGTAAAAACCACAAGCATTATTCATTAGTGATTGAATATCCTTTTCAGTATAAGGCACACCTTTAACATTAGCCGTATCACAAATTCTTTTTTTAACAATTTCGGGGGCAGGTTGTCCATAAGGATCAAAGAATATTGGTTCCATATTTCCTTTATCGTGTTGTCTAATTTCAGCCATAACCCAATGAGAGCCATCGTTTTCATTTCCGTCTTCATCAATACTGTCTTCCATATTAATAAAATATACCTTATTAGTTTCTAACTTTTTCGGTAGTTCGTCTTTAAAAAATACACCAGCAAGAGGTATATTCATTCGCTTAGACATATTCGTAAGTTGAGTATCTGTAAGAGCCATTCTGTAAGTATATTATTATATAATAATATAATCTTAAGTAAAAAATTTTAATTTGTATTTTCTTTAGTGTTAATATAATCCACGCCCAGCATATAAGCCAGAACCGTGTCCGTGATCGTTTCCAGGATGAAATAACTGTTGATATTGAGGAGGAAGAAAAACCTGCATTTGATAATTAGCCCCATATGGTTGAGACATCATAGCGGGGTTTCCATATGGTCCAACATGACCAAGAGCACCACCACCACGTCCAATAGAACCTATTTCGCGTCTTACCCCATTCATAATACCAAATCCACGTCCCATAAACCCCGACCCTCTCGAATCGGTTTCCAGGGGTTGTCCCATAGCAGGAGCACTATATCTCGCAGCAATTTGATCCGCCAGAAGTTTTCCAGCCATTTCGCCCATTTCAGCACGTCCAAGTCCAGCTTTTAAATTATATCCAGAATTAGTTCCCAGTTCTTTATTCAAATAATCAAACGCGTGTTGTTTAGCATACTGTCCCGCTATATCCTTCATACCTTTAGTAGTCAGTCCAGATTGAGGGGCACTTTTACTGTGTCTCGCGTCTTGTATATGTTTTTCATAGTCTTTAATTCTCGGGGCTTGAACACCATATTGTCTTCCCATTTCGTCGGCACCAGACTGTAAAAAGTCAATACCCCTATTTTTCAATTCTCGTCTTCCTTTCTTACCTTGTAATGATGACGGGTCATTCATATAGTCATTACCTAATTTAACTAACGGATCGGTCAGTTGAGTAGGCACACCATAAGCATTCGCCATTGTCCCAGCCATAGCAAGTCCTTCTTGAGCCATAGGTTTTAGAACTTGTCCTATAGGGTTTAACACTTTCATAAGTCCTTTATGTTTTCTATCAAATTTCTTTCCAAAAATACTTCCACCAGTCATACCTTCCATAGACGCGTTAGCATTAGCATGTAATTCTTGTTCCGTTAAGCTTGTATCAATACCTTTATTTTTTCCAAAAGTTCTCGACATTAAGTGATATTTTTCAGGATGGACTAATAAACAAAATCCAGTTCCTTTTTTTAATCTTACTTTCATTCCTTTTACTAATTTTCGTATTTGAAGCGGGGAGGCTTGAATTCCAATAGGCATATGTTGATCCATTTCTTATATTATTAGATAATGACATTTTTTTAAATATATTTCTTTTTAACTAATTATTAAGTGTTTTAAACTCGGGCCCCCGTCATAGCATCAATCTTAATTTCCATACCATACTCGATAAAGCAATAAAGATCAATAGCACGGCTTGAAAGATTAGTTCCAAGAATTTGAATACTCTTAGGCACAGTCTCTTCGGCAGGAAGCATTCTTTCCACATTGATATAGTAATAGCAATATTCCATATCGAACTCTTTTCTTCCAACCAAACCGCTTGTCAGGCCATCAGTGAGCCCACCATTTACAGCATTCTGGCCATATAGTTGATTGTTGAACTGTTCGAAAGAATATTTTTCCACATTGTAAATAGCGTTCTGTCCGCTTACTTGAACGTTAAAATTCGTTAAGAACACTAACGGGCTTGTAGGTCCAGTTCCAGCAGGGTCGAATGGAGATTGGAAGACAGAAACACCTTGATTGAAACCAGTATTAGAGCTTAATGAAACAGCAGCAGGATATCCAGTCGCAGTGGGAGTAAATAATGGAGAAGTAGAGAATGTCCCAGAATAATATGGAAGAATAAGCACAGACTTAATATTAGCAATACCGTTAGTAAGCAAGTTATTAAACTGTTGTCCACCAGGAATAGCGAGAACTTGATATTGATAAATGTCAGTGTATTTGATAACTTTAACAGGAGATGATAGATATGAGCTTTCGAATGGAGGATTGAAAGTATAGGCAGGAATATATAAATAGACGGATTTACTTAACTGTCCACCACCAACCAAACCAGTAAGAGCGGGGGTCGATGTCAGGGTCTGTGATAAGCAAGTAGCACCAACAGACAAATTCAAAGTATATCCAATAGAGCCAGAAGTAGAGTTAGTAAGTCCAGCTTGAATAAACATATTGTAGCTTCCAGCATATTGTGTAACTGGAGGTACAACCCCCGCCACTGCGGGATTAACACCACCCACGGCACTGTAGCACACTGGAGACGAAACCATTAAAGGATTGACACCGCCAGTTGGAACAGAAACAGTCGAACAAACCATCGAAACAGGAGAATGAACACCCGTGCCGTTAGAAAAAGACGTACAATATACACCACAGGTAGTATTATTCAAATTCATAGTCATTTTCATGAAAACACCTTTCAATAACGGCACCATATTAAAGAACGAGTGAATATGTTTCAAATAAACGGTAGCCACGATAGCCGTCTGTTGGCATATAGTGTTCTGTGTCTGTATATAAGATTTCCAAGTCAAATTCATAGAAGTAGCAGCACCATTAATCAATGAACCATATGAACCACTTCCAACACCAGTAGCCGACGATCCAGCTCCGACAGTAGTAAATCCTCCAAGACAAGAAATACCCCCAAGATTGAAATTAACATTTTGAATTCTTTTAATAAACCCTTCATTACCAGAACCACTATTGAATGTCATATCAATTGACCCAGTAATTTGTTGTAAAAAAGCACTTCCACCAGCACCCATATTAGTAGTATTATTACATAATCCAGTTCCACATCTATATCCAGGGGCAGTATTTATACCACCAAGAGTATAGGCAGTTCCAACAGCCCATTCCCAAGACGTAGCATCATCAGGATGAAACCCAATAACATCGCCTTGAGTAATTAAGTCATTATAGCTTAAACTTGTCATCAAACGAAAAGAATTCCACATATTACTCAATGGTGTCTGTTGAATAATAGTCGTTCCATTATAGTCCAGAGTGAAGCTGTGAATAATTTGTCCAAACCAATTTTTTAATCCATAAGCATAATCGATCGACCCAGTAGTAAAATTAGGTACTGTTCCACTATTTATCAATAAAGCCGATTGATCTGTTACACCGACTGTCAAAAGCATTGGTATGGATAGGTAGGCTTCCCGATAATTCATCCATTTATTACTATTACTTAACTGACTTGTATCTATCACCGATTGATTGTTATTGTAATTTTGATTTTGATTGTCTAAAATATTAAGCCAGTCTTTTCTTACGAAGACTTGAGGGCTTCCTTCAATTTCTTGAGCAAGATCGAATACTAATTTGTCGCACATTCTATAAGTATCTTATATCACTTTCTTTTTAAATCTTTTTTTTATTTTAATTCTTTAACTGTTTTACATATTCATAACAATGTTCTTTCTTACGGCACTCGTAGGAGCAATAGAAAGCTTACTTAATTTATCACCCAGACTTCTCATCCCAGTTCCAAGTCCAGTTCCCGATCTTCTTTTATAAGGATCAATCCCAGTAGTCCTAATATAGTCATCCATATCCATATATGAATTTCCAGCACCGCCCCCAGCAGTTCTAAGCAATACAGAACCATTACCAGTTCCCCGCATTGTAGAATTATGTGAGTGTAGAGTAGCGTTAGAATGAGGTAGTTTAACGAAACGTGTTGAATAATGAACCATCTTATATAATAGGTATATATTGTTATTCTTTAAAATCCTTTTAATTTTTCTTTGATTATTAAGTTCCTATATTTCAAAACATTCTTAGTTAAATTTTCCATTACTGAAAGTTTAGAGTGTATATCCTTTTCTTTAGTAAGTTCCTTATCATTCTTAAGGTCTAGTAATAACTTATTCCTTTCATTTTGAAAACTTTCAAATAAGTTATTTAAATACTGTTCGTCTATATTATTATTCATCCTATCTATATATAACTGTTATATTAATTTATATTTAAATAAATTATTAATTTGAAAAAAAGAAAAATTATGAAACATAAAAATATTTTATGAAACACATTTTATTTTGAACCCTATGAATTGTCATCCTTATCACGAATAGTAAGTAAGAAGGTCATATTAGGATCTTGAATTTTTAAAGGATTTAAGTCATTACCTAACAGAGACAATCTTAATTCATTATATGTCCCGTCAATCATTTTACACCACATAAAATTCGGGGGCACTTGAAATACTTGTTCGCCCACTCCAACATTCGGGTTTAATGAATAAATAACAGAACTAGGTTGAGTATATGGATTATTGATACCGCTTAACGAAAATATGACACTATTATTAGGTTGAACTTGAGGGGCAGAAGTAGATATATATGAAATGGTCCCAGTCGTTTGATCCTTAGAAACATAAGCAGTAGTAGCAGGATTACCAGAAGGATTACCAATATTATTGAAACTTATAAACCCCGCAGTAAATCCAATAATGACATTTAAGTTAGCGGGTATAGTGACAACAGTATTTTGAATAGTCCCAGGCCATCCAGGAAACCCAGCAGGTATGGCAGCACCAACAGGCGTAGAAGTAGGTATTAAATAAGTATTCAATTGAACGGCGTATCTAACAGGATTTAAAATCATTTCGAACGGATAGTAATTTACAGTCCCCGCGGTATTAGTCCAATAAGTTTTATTCGCCAGACAGGTATATTGAATAAGATTATTTAAATCGTTAATTTCATAAAGTCCGTCAGGTATAGTAATAGTGTAAGTAGTTATAGTCGAACCAACAGTCCAAGTATAAGTAAAAAAATTATTATTATATATGGACGCAATATTAAACCAAGAATAATACATTGAAATTTCACTCACCGCAATATATTTGTCCTTAAGATTTACACTATTCGGGAACTTATAAACAAGCTTATTGTTCTGTCCATCGGACACTATGTTTGATTGATTGAATACTATTATAAACATTTTCTATATACTATACAATAACTTTATTTTCTTATTTTCTTTATTTATCTTCGCATATATTTTCCTCCTTTAGGAAGCATAATTCTATCAGTGTGTTCGTATGTAGTATGAAGCCCTCGTCCAAATAAACTTTCAGTATCGGCTTTATGTAAAGAACTTTTAAATCTTTTTTTAAATCCTCCTCCCGTCATAATACCAAGATTTACAGGCACTTGTGAAGCTCCAAAGAAAAAAGGCGGTAGTTGTGTATCGCTTGTCATTTGTGACAATATAGCGTGTGGATTGGCAACCTTAGGCCAGTAGTGATATGTTCCGCTCGTACTCATTATATAATAGATATAAATTTTTGTCTTTAAGTGTTGGATTTTATAGGTTCATATCAAACATGTCTTGTAATATCTCATTGACTTGTTGTTTAGGAAGTTGTCCCGATTTTGAAAATTTTAATAAATATCCTTTGAATTTTCTAACCATATCTTTATTATCATTACCCGCCATAATCTCGCCTCTCAGTATTTCAAACTCGTTAAAGTCCTTCTCTTCCTTGTCTTTAGATGGCGTAGGTATATTTAATTTTTCCAAAATATTTGATTTTTTTGATATATCGTGTAAATACTTTTTTTCATCTTCTCCTAATTTACTCATTTCGTCAAAAGTAGGAAGGGCTCCTCCAATAATTTTTTTAATAACATTTATAACTCTATGGCTCGTAGTAGTAGATGGAAGTCCCGCAATATTTAATCCCTTTCCTGTCCGTATAGATACTTTATTATCCATCAAATGGTCATTTCTAATTAAATATTTTCCAAATTTTGAAAATCTAAAGTCTGGTTGAATTCCTTTCACTGTGTCAATATGATTTTCAATATTTTGTTTAAATCCCGTTCCTTTAGGTCTCCCTCTTCTTACTTTCAATCCATTACCCGTAGAACCCCTTAACTGGTCCAATTCGTCCGTTAAAGCCTCCAATACTCCAACCTTTTGTAAATATTGTCTCTGTAAGCTGTCTCTCAATTTAGTCATACTTTCTGGCGTGTCATCGTAAGCCGTCTGTAAAGTTGTAAATTCTTTTTCCGTTAATTTTATCTCATCCTGTAATTCCTTTATTCTTACTTTATCACTTATATTTGACGAAGATTTACTAATTCTTTTAGATCCCGTGTGTATATTGGCGTCCGTCAAAGCACTTGATAATTGATCCGCTCCAGATGGATGTGAAGTCTTTAATTTATCACTTATATTTGACGAAGATTTACTAATTCTTTTAGATCCTGTGTGTATATTGGCGTCCGTCAAAGCACTTGATAATTGATCCGCTCCCGATGGATTTGATACCATTACTCTCGAAGGAAATAGTCTTAAATTAGCTTGAACTCTAAACAATTTCGCTACTTCGTCTGGTTCATATTGCTCTAAATATCTTTCGTGTTCTTCTAAAGCCTGTCTCGATAAACCATTCACCCATTCTTCTTCTTGGACACCATCCAATCCTGGTGGCGGGGCTCCTAATGGTCTTCTTGACGAAAAAGCCTCGTCTGTGGCAATAATCCCTGGTCTTCTGGCAATAGGTGGTCTTGATAGTTCTCTCTGTGTCTGTGGATAAATGGTTTGTCCTGTAGTATAATCGTATTTCGATTCTTGGTCTGGTGTAGCATATGAAGAAATACTTGAACTTGGCGATACTGGTCTCTGTCCTGGATATTGGTCGTAAAAGTCCTGTGTATTAGCTCCCGTCCATATAGAAGAACTATCGTCATAAAATTCTTCTGGAAGTTCTTTTCTTTTCTCTAAAGCGTCTAAAAATGACTGTCGTCTTGGATCTGGTCCTCCTCCTGGTCCACCTAACGTTTGTCCTCCTCCTGGAAACTGTGGATTAACTGTTGTAGGTGGTGGTACAAATGTAGATTTGATTTGAGTTCCTGGAATACCTAAATTACCATCGCCTGGTCCTGGTGGCTGTCCTCCCATCCCTGGTCCTCCTGGTGCTCCCGCTGGTCCCAAAGCATTCATTATTTGTTGAATATCGTAAGGAAGGTCAATATCGTGTATATATGGAAGATAATTAAATATGGCCTCTAAAGATTTTACAATTATATTAACATTAGCTGGTCTTCCAGTATTGACGGGGTTCATGACTTCTTTCGTAATAGTATTCGAAAGTGATATTATATATTGCTTATTAGGAAGACTTTCTTTCATCCAACCAAACAAATGTGATATGGCTGTTAATAAATCGGCATCTAATGGCATATCACTCATAGACAAGGCTCTTTCCATTATAGTCATTTCTGCATCCGTAGGAAGAAATCTTACTAAACCCGCAATTTTACTTCTTATTTGTTCAGACCAATTTTCAATTTCTTGAATATTCGCGTGTGGCAATCTCGCAATACTCGCCTGTCCAAAAGCCTTTTGTAAATCAAATAAAAACTGTTCTAAATCTTGTCTGTTGGCCATTCCCGCTGTTCCTGATTTACTATATCCGCTGTCCATTACTGATTTTACTGAGGCTTTAGTATTATTAATAATAGCATAGGCATTATTTATAAATTCAACAAAGGTATATATATCATTACTGTCCCCCCTTATACCATATTTATATTTTTTCGAAAGTTCTTTTATAAGTTCTGTAGAATTCTGTGCGAGAAAAATAACAAGTTTATTATCAATATTTAATGGTGATTGAACCAAGGCTTGAATAAATTCACTCGCAATATTAGGATCCATTAAGGGTTCTAAGTCTTTTATCAAAGTCTGTTTTAGTTTCTCGACATCTAATAATTTTTGTGATGTAGATCTGGTATCTGGTATTTGTGATACGGCTGGAAGTGTTCCATTACTGACATATCCTTTTACGGCTTGATAAACTTGTTCGTCTAAGTCTATACGGTCTTGAAGATCTTTCATATACATCTCTCTATACATCTCCCTGTCACTGGCATATCTGTAAGGTTGTCCGCTCATTATATCTATATATAATTAGTAATAAAAAAAAGTGTTTAATTAGTTTATTTATGAAGAGTAGAATAATCCATCGAAACATCTGTAAAGACGTGATTATTTATAGCCCTATCGAATTCTATTTTTATTTGTTCTTCTGTCATTGTTTTAATAATTTCATCCATAGTCTCCATAAGTTTAATTTTAGTCTCTTGATTGAATGTAGATGGATTGTCTAATGGTTTCTTTCCAATTTTAGCAAGGGCATAACATTTTACTTGTGTAATATATTCTTTACGCCTATCTTTATCGATTTTTTCACGCTTCTCTTTTTCTAACAATTGTTCTGGATTTAATGTTCCCTCTAACATTTTTTTCTCATTCTCCGTAGGTTCTGTATATTCAACTTTTTCAATCCAAGTGTCATTTCCCATAGTCCGATGTTCGTCAGTCATAGTATATATAGATTATAAAAATATTTTCTTAAGTTATTTATTTAATAGCCCTATTCGTATTTAATGTCGGGTTCAGTAAGTCTATATAATATTGTTCTCTTTCTTTTCCTAACTCCGTCTGTTCGATGATTTCCATTTTAAAGGCGTCCCATCCCCCGTTGTTCCTTATGAATACATATAACTTAGTCCAATATCTTTTACCAACCTTATTTCTTACATTCTTTTTATGATGGCTCTTCCTGGATGAAATCTTATTAGTAGATCCAATGTAAAAATCTAAAATTTCTGGATTAGACGATGATATTTTATAAATGTAAATCATAATTACTTATCAGTAGTTCTTTTCTAAATTTAGGTTCTCTATTAATAGGTATCCTGACTTCTTTAATTTTAAATTTTTTAAATAAATCTTTTATGTATTGACTATTAT